TTATAGTGGTAATGGAAATGCTGATGGAACATTTATCTATACTGGATTTAAACCAAAATTTTTAATGATAAAAAGAGCAGATACAGGAAATAGTTATGATGATTGGCAAGTATTTGATTATTTAAGACAAGGTTTTAACCCAGATAATAGAAAATCAGATATTAATGATACTGCTTCAGAAAGCACAGATAATACTTTAATTGATTTAGTTTCAAATGGTTTTAAATGGAGAACTACTAATTCAAATAATAATGGTTCTGGTTCACATCATATTTATTTAGCATTTGGTCAATCATTAGTAGGTTCAAACAACGTACCATGTACAGCGAGGTAAATAGAATATGACAAGAGCAAGAGATTTAGCAAATATTATATCTGGTGGATTTACAGCAGATGATATTCCAAACCTAGATGCAGGTAAGATAACTACAGGTACTTTTGCTGATGCTAGAATAGCTGCGTCTAATGTTTCGCAACATGCACAATCATTTGACGATAACAAACTTGTTAATGATATTTCTACACTTGCTTTAAGACAATCAAGTAATGAAAACAAAGCAGCTTATAATACTAACTCAATGTATGTTGATGTATTTCAAGATAGTACAGGAGTTACTGGTTTAACTAATGTTGTAAGAAATTCAGATGGAGAATTTTTAAGTGCTGTAACGCAAAGTGTTGGAAGTGCTTCTTTAAATCAAACTAATAGAACTGGCGAAGGTCTTGTTGTTTCATTTAACAATATAACACCAGATGGAAATTTTACTGGAAATCCTAGTAATGCAGATGATGTATGGTTTGATAATAGTACAAATTCTGATTCTTCTTCTCCAGATGAAGATTGGTATTTTCAAGCTAATGTAACAGTTAATAGTGATAAAAATATTAAAGTAGATTTTGGAAGTTCTTATAGCAAAGTAATTAGTGGAGTTAGATTATATCAAAGTGGTACTGCAAGTTCTGGTACTTGGGTAATAGAAGGTTCTAATGATAATAGTAGTTTTACTACATTGTCTAGTAATTTTACATGGCAAGGTGTAACTGCTGATGGTAGTTCATATTATTGGGATGTAAATTTTTCTAATTCAACAGTTTACAGATATATAAGATTTAAAGGTGTTAGTGGAACAACAAATGCAGGACCATATCAAACTCAATGTTATTTTAAAGAAGCAACTTTTACAGAAACTGTATCTGCAACTGGTTCATTTGAAAGCAACGCAATTACAGCACCATCAAGTACATCTTCTATGGGTGCTATTATTACTTATCAAGACAATGCAGGAACTAACGCATTAAACACAGATATAGTTTTAAAACTTTCTGCTGATGGTGGTTCTAACTATTCAACAGCTACACTTACAGCTATGCCAGATTTTGCTAGTGGTATTAAAATGGCTAAAGTAAATGATTTGAGTGTAACAGCAGGAACAAGTTTAAAATACAAATTAGAATTTGCTAATCAAGCATCTGGCTCTAAAGAAGCTAGAATAAGAGGCGTAAGTCTCCAATACTAATGAAATATTTATTAGTTTTGTATATGTGCAGCATGACTACAGGTCAGTGTCCAAACAGTTCAGTATCAGGTTATCAATTTAATTCACATTATGATTGCGTTAATGCTGGTTATGCAATCGCACAAAAAACTTTTAGAAATTTAAAAGAATTAGAAGATTGGGATAGACCTGACTTTGAAAAAGAAAAAATTGTAGTTAAGTTTGAATGTAAGGAGCTTAAAGCACATGCCTAGAAAAAAGAAAACAGAAGAATTAGTACAGGCATCATTAGGTCATCGAATATCTAAACACGAAGCTATCTGTGCAGAAAGAATGAAAACATTATTTAAAGCTATAGATGAGATGCGTAAAGATATAAAAGAACTAAGACAAGAAATGAACAAAGGAAAGGGAGCTGTGAATGTACTTGTATTTCTAGCAGGTTTGGTAGTGGCTATAATAGGTTTTTTAAAATGGGATGGCTAGAAGAAAGAAAGCAGTTGCTGGACTTATAAATGAGCTTGCAGCACAACTTGACTTTGCAAAAGACCCTAATATACTTGTGTTTACACCATTGGGAGGACTTGGACCAGTAGATATTGTTACTTTAAATATGACAACAGGTAAGTATACTGCATATGATGTTAAATCAAAAAATTATAGAAAAAAAGATTATGTACCTAAAGATGGATACAAAAGAAATAGTACAGGAAGTCTTATTAATAGACATCCAACTAAAGAACAAAAGAAACTAAAGGTAAAAATTATTTATGCAACTATCTAAACATTTTAAACTAGAAGAATTTACTAAATCAATGACCGCAACTCGTAAAGGTATTGATAATACACCGGGAGCTGGTGATATTAAGAACCTTGAAAATGTATGCTATGAAATACTAGAACCAGTACGAGCTAAGTTTGACAAGCCAGTAACTGTAACATCTGGTTATAGATCAGAAGCATTATGTGAAGCAATCGGTTCTAAGAAAACTTCGCAGCATGCCAAAGGTCAAGCGGTAGACTTTGAGATAGCAGGAGTTCCTAACATACAAGTAGCCTATTGGTTACAAAACAATGTAGACTTTGACCAACTGATCCTTGAGTTCTACAATCCTGACGACCCCGCAGGTGGTTGGGTTCATGTTAGTTATAATGAAAAAGGATCGAATAGAAAACAAGTCTTAACTTATGATGGTAAGAAGTTTGAGAATGGCTTGCCTGACATGAAGTGGAAAGATGGAAAGGTATCAGGATAATGTGGTTTAGTGCTTTGAAACTAGGATTGAACGCTGCTAGTCATATTTATAAAAAGCGTCAAGAAACAAAGATGGCAATGGCTGATGCACAACACATGCACGCAGCTAAGATGGCTAAAGGAGAAACAGAATATCAAGGTAAATTATTAGAGGCAAGACAATCGGATTGGAAAGACGAGTTCGTTTTGGTCGTATTAACGCTGCCGATATTGGTGATCGCTTATGGAGTTTTTTCGGATGATCCGAGTGCGTCTGCAAAGATAAAAGAGTTCTTCGAGCAATTCCAACAACTGCCGAGCTGGTTCACTAATTTATGGATTCTTGTCGTAGCGAGTATTTATGGTATTAAAGGTACTCAGATATTTAGAAATGGTAAAAAATAATTTTATACAACAATATAGAAAGAAAGTAACACACTTATCACAGCAAGGATATGGCAAGAAAAAAGTTCAATCTCGAAAAGCTAGAACACGAAAGAATACCAAAAAAAACTAGCATAGGTCGTAGACCCAAGATGAGCAGTATGAACAAGCATAAAAAGCGTTCATTTAAGCCTTACAATTCACAAGGAAAATGATATACAAACTTTGGAGGATAAAGTTATGGAAAAGATTATTGAATCAATAAAACATTACTGGACCGATCATAAGGTAATCGCTGGTATTGTTATAGCTGCAATTATAGTTGCAATTATCTGGTAATGAAGATTAGCGAAAGCACTTCAGTAAGTATGCCAATTAAAAATATGTTGGCTATCGTAGCTGGTGTTATTGCTGGCGTTATCGGTTACACAGAATTGACAGGAAGATTGACTTCATTAGAAACAAGCAGAGAGCTAATGCTCAATGATTTACTCAAGGCTTCAGATCAGAAACCAATCGACCAAGAACAATTTTTAATTCAAGAATCTCTTGCTTCTGATTTAGAAAAGACCATAACAAGAGTTGATGAGATGATGCACAATGGAGTTAATATACAAAGAATGATAAAAGATATTGATAGACTTCGTGCAGATGTAGAAAAATTAAAAGATAAGGTAAGAGAAAATGGAAATAGTTATAGCTCTAATGATGTATCTAGGTAATCCACCAGAATTAAAAGAACATTTATTAATGCCTTCAATATCTGAGTGTTTAAAAAGAAAAAGAATTGCCACAAGAAATAATGGTAGTGATAGATTAATTTATCAATGTACCAAAGTTAAAGCTGTAGTAGAGGATGGTAAAATAATAAGTATATCAAAGAGTGATTAATGAGAAGAAGAGATAAACAACCACCAAGAAGTAAAAAATATTATAGGTCCACAAAGTCTGGTGCGGGTATGACTAAAGCTGGTGTTGCAAGATACCGAAGAGAAAACCCCGGATCAAAACTTAAAACTGCTGTAACTAAAAAGAGTGGATTAACTGCACGAGAGAAAGCAAGAAGAAAATCTTATTGTGCAAGATCAGCAGGTCAAATGAAACGATTTCCAAAAGCCGCTAAAGACCCCAACTCAAGACTAAGACAAGCAAGAAGAAGATGGAGATGCTAGTTGAAGCGTAAGACTTGGAAGAAAAAAGAAGTAGTTAGGCTTTGTGGAAATTGTGAAGAGTGCAGTAAAGAACTATTGAGTAATGAAGGAGGATGGATTATAACTGCAAGTAAGAAATACTTTTGCCACGATGGTCGTGATGGAAGTTGTTTCGATAATTATTGTGAACGCAAACTAAAGGAGAAACAATATGCCGATGGTAGGAAAAAAGAAGTTCAGCTACACAAAAGCTGGTAAGAAAAAAGCAAAAGCATACGCTAAGAAAAAAGGTATGAAAATGAAATCGAAAGGAAAATACTAATGCCGGGAAAAGGTAAAAAGAAATATAGTAAAAAACAAATGAAGATAGCTCGTGTTGCAGAACCAAGAGACAGAATAACAGGAGCTGACTTTGCAAAATTAAGAAAGAATAAAAAGAAAAGATATGGCTAAACTATGTGCAAGAGGCAAAGCTGCAGCAAAGCGTAAGTTTAAGGTGTACCCTTCAGCTTATGCTAATATGTATGCTAGTGCTGTTTGCTCTGGTAAAGTTACACCGGGTGGTAAAAAGAAAAAGAAAAAGAAAAGATAATGTCAAAGGGTTTACGATCTTGGGTGCGAGCTAATTGGGTAGACATCGCTAATCCAAAAAAAGGTGGTGGCTTCCCAAAGTGCGGTAGAAGCAAAGGTGAAAAAAGAAGAAACTATCCTAAGTGTGTACCTGCTGCAAAGGCTAGAGCTATGACACCTAGTCAAAGAAGAGCTGCTGTATCAAGAAAGAAAAAAGCTGAGAGTAGAGGTAGATCAGGTAAGAAACCTAATTACGCTAGAACTTAAATTCTTTGTAGTGTTGCCATAGATTAGATTTTGTGGACCAACAACTTTTATAGTTAGCTTTATTTTTTAAATGATGAAGTACGCTGGTATGATCCATACCAAAAAACCTACCCATAGTAGGTGTGCTTACATCGTAGTTCTCATGAATAATATTTAAGGCTAGTGATCTTAATTTAGTTATATCTGCTAGTCTTGACTTACAAGTAACCACATCTTGATCTACTTTAAATTTCTTTGATACCCAATCAATTACTTTTTTCATGTCATCTGTTGAAGCAGATTTTTTTAGATTAGTTGTTTTAATTAATTCAGGATGTTTTTTATTTTTTAAATGTTTAATTACTAATTTAAGTTCTTTTACTCTTTCAAAAAATTCAGAGTGTGCAAGTTTAAATCCATTCTTAAAACCTGCTTGATATATTTTAAGTTCATACATTGAAAGTTTTTCATACTGAGGTGCTTTCATTGCTGCTTTAAATGTTTGCAGTTTAGTTTTGAGCATACTATCCCTACGCTTTTCTTTGTTTTTTTTATGAAAACTCTAAGCTCTTTTGGCTTCAGCGTTTTCTATCTTGACAATCCTGCTCCAATGCTTCGGTATTCTTCTGTAAGCATTAAGAGTTTTGAGACATTGACCGCTATCTTTGTGCTTCAAAATCAAATCAAACTCCTTCTGCAGTTTGTCGTATATCCGCATCTTGCTGTTGCTTCTCATCCTTCTCCTTTTTCACTTTAGTAAAATCTATTTTTAAACTGTCGATTTTACATTCTACATATTCCCCTTTGGCGTTAGGGTCTGCAGCCTTTTCAACATCATCAAATCTTTCAACTAACTGAAAGTTAGCTTCGCCAGATTTAATTCGTATATATTTAGTCATTTAATCCTTTTTGTCTATACTTAATTTATGCAACTCTTTAGCCATTTTTGAGTATATCTCAAGGTCATCATAGTTATCTGCCTTGTATTTTCGTGTGGCTCTGTATAATTTTAAACCCATCATGAGCTGTCCTACCTCGTATGGTTCTATATCATCTTTTAATTTGTCGTGCAGTATAACATTGAAGATTACAGAGATCAGCCTAAAGTTCTCCTTATAATCGCCATAATCCTCTTGCCGATCTTCCATGATCTTTTTTAAAATCTTATCTGATAAATCTATTGTCGTCATAGTTAGGGGATGAGGCGAG